GAGGAATTAGATATAACTGATTTAGTTACTACTCAAAAAGATATTCAATCAAAACAAGATAGTTACTTTGATAATTTATTTGGTCAATTGAACAAATTGGAATCAAGATTAGGTGAGATGGATTCGATTATGAATAAATTAAACTCTCTTGAAAATAAAATTGAAAAGTATCGTGAAAAAACTCCACAAGAAAAATTGGAATTAAGAACGTATGATTCATATCCTTACAGTCAAAAATTATCACAATTCTTCGATGACAAATCAGAAGAGATGGAAAAGACGGGAAAAAATGATTATGTTTTAACACCTGATGACGTGACTGACATCAATGTTAATGACATTAAGAATTCTTTCCAAGGTAACGGATTTGAGGACGAGTTCAAATACAAATAACAAACACAACAAATAATGTAAGGTCACCCAAAAGGTGACCTTTTTTTATTTGACAAAGTGGGAAAACTATACTATATTTGTAGAACAAATTAAACTTAAATATATAAAAACATGATGAGTTCATTAGACGCCGTATTGGCACAGTACGAAAAAGCACAACAAGGGGGCGGGGCCCAAAGTAAAATGTCACAAGACGAAAGAATGAAAAAGTATTTCGCTTGTATCCTCTCTGACAAAGAGAAATCAGGACAACGTAGAGTACGTATCCTACCAACCGCAGACGGTTCTTCACCATTTAAAGAAGCGTGGTACCACGAAATTCAAGTTGGTGGTCAGTGGAACAAATTCTACGACCCAGGAAAAAATGACAACGAGCGTTCACCTTTGAATGAGGTATACGAAGAGTTGATGTCTACGGGTAAAGAATCAGACAAAGAATTGGCAAAACAATACAAGTCTCGTAAGTTTTACATCGTTAAAGTTATCGACCGTGATAACGAAGCGGATGGTGTTAAATTTTGGAGATTTAAACACAACTATAAGAATGATGGTATCTTGGATAAAATCATTCCGATTTGGAGAAACAAAGGTGATATCACTGACCCTGAAAAAGGACGTGACCTTATTATCGAATTGACTAAATCTAAAACACCTGCGGGTAAAGAGTACACAAGTATCTCTACCATCATGTACGATGACCCAAATGCAGTACACGAAGACAAAGCTCAAGCGGACGCTTGGATTAATGATGAGTTGACTTGGCTGGATGTATATTCTAAAAAACCTGTTGACTATCTTGAAGCAATCGCTCGTGGAGAAACTCCAAAGTGGGATAGTGAAAAAGGTGGATACGTTTACGCAAACGACACCGAATCTACAACATCTATCGGTGGTGGTAAATCTACACCATCTGTGGACCCACAGGCTAACGATGAAACTGACTCAGAATTACCATTCTAATTAAACTGAGCTTGGACACTTACTTAGACATAGTGTCCAAGCTCTTTTCTTTTATAAAAAAAATAACACATGCAAAACAGAATAGGAAAAAGAATGTTCGAATCTCTTGTATTGAAATACGAGAGTGAAGTTGCTGAAGCAGAGGCAACATTAATGGTTTATATGGAGAACGCAGTAGGGATTGGTGAACACCCACAACATTTGGAAGAAATGGATAATTTCGTTGAGAAACTTGCAAATGCTTCGGATAAACTTGTAACCCTAAAAGAATTTTACTCAAAGCATTATGGCAATTAAGAAAAACGATTTTAGCTCGGTAAAGAAGAAATTCTCTACATCTGCTAAGTACAAACCACAAAGATTTTTTGACTTAGGTCCTGATTTCTTGGATGCGGTTGGACTACCTGGTCCTGCTATTGGACACTTGAATATGTTCTTGGGTCACTCAGATACGGGTAAAACAACTGCTTTGGTTAAAGCTGCGGTTGATGCTCAGAAGAAAAATATTCTACCTGTATTCATCATCACAGAACAAAAATGGTCTTTTGAGCACGCAAAACTTATGGGTTTTGAATGTGAGGAAGTGGTCGATGAAGAAACAGGTGAAATTGATTGGGATGGATTTTACATCTTCAACAATGACTTTGATTACATCGAACAAATTACAGACTACATCAATAGTTTGTTAGATGCACAAGAAAAAGGTGAATTGGATTACAGTTTGTTATTCTTGTGGGATTCTGTTGGTTCAGTTCCTTGTAAGATGACTTACGATGGTAAAGGTGGTAAACAACACAACGCATCTGTATTGGCAGATAAGATTGGTATGGGTATCAACCAACGTATTTCAGGTTCACGTAAATCTGATTCAAAATATGAAAACACTTTGGTTATTGTAAATCAACCTTGGGTTGAATTACCTGACAATCCATTCGGTCAACCAAAAATTAAAGCAAAAGGTGGTGAAGCTATTTGGTTAAACTCATCTTTGGTATTCTTATTCGGAAACCAAAAAGGTGCGGGAACAAATAAAATTACTGCAACAAAAGACAAAAGAAGTGTTAAGTTTGCAATCAGAACAAAAGTATCCGTAATGAAAAACCACATCAATGGATTAGGTTATGAAGATGGAAAGATTATTGTGACACCACACGGATTCTTGGCAGGTAAAGAAGCATCTGAAGAGAAAGCTTCGATTGAAAACTACAAGAAAGAATACGCAGAATATTGGAAAGATATTCTTGGCGTTAGTTCAATTGATTTTGAATTAAAAGAAGAAAAAGAAGATTAGTATATTGTTTCACCCTTTAAATCACAAATGTGATTAAGACACTATTAGTAGACGGTAATAATTTATTTAAGATAGGATTCCACGGAGCCAAAGATGTTTTTAACAACGGAGACCACGTGGGCGGAGTATACCACTTTGTGAATATACTCCGTAAATTCCTTGAAGAACACAACCATGATAAAGTTGTTGTGTTTTGGGATGGAGAATCAAATTCATCTATCCGAAAGTCTATATACCCCCAATACAAAGAAAACAGACGAGAGAGTATGAATGAGTATAAATACGAATCGTATTTGTACCAAAGGTCTCGTGTCAAACAATACCTTGAAGAAATTTTTGTAAGACAAATTGAAGTTGAGGATAACGAAGCCGACGACCTCATCGCTCACTATTGTAAGATATCCAAAGACGAACAGATTATCATTTTTTCTGCGGATAAAGACCTCACACAACTTATCTCTGAGAATGTGACCATCTACTCCCCAATCACAAAACAATACTTTAAGAACGGAGATATGATATCCATCAACAAGGTGGACATACCTCACTATAATGTATTGGTGACAAAAGTGTTTACGGGGGATAAGTCAGATAACATTGATGGTATTCAGGGACTTGGAGAAAAAACACTAGTTAAGTTATTTCCTCAATTGCAGGAGAAACCATGCACTATCGAAGAAATCTTGGATTATGCACGAAATATCCCGCAAGACAAACCTTCAAAAACATTAACAAATCTTTTGACTGGCAAAACAAAATCAACTATCTTTGGAGAAGAGTTTTATACAACAAACAAAAAGATAGTCGACCTTACAAACCCTTTAATAACTGAGAATGGAAAAGAATTGGTAGAGCAAATTTTAACAGACACTATAGACCCTACGGATAGGGGATATAAGAACTTAATGAGAATGATGATGGAAGATGGTCTCTTTAAGTATTTGCCCAAAGACAATGATGCTTGGGTTAACTTCCTCAAACCTTTTATGAAATTAACAAGAAAAGAAAAAAGAAATACAAACAAAAATTAAATTATGAAAGAGCAAGACAGCACCAAAATGGAATTCTTACTTACGTTGAACGACAACATCGTTGTCCAAAGATTCTTTAATGTTCGAGGGTATAACCCGAAAGCAAAAAATTCTTTGGAGTTGTACGACTTTGTTAAACGACTAAAAGAATCACTTGAGTACAACCTCAAAATGAAGACGGTTATTTACATGATGGACAACAAAGACGCTATTGTTGCAGACCCTGCAATTATGGACACATCGTTCACCGATGAGAAAGAAGAATTCAACATTTATGTAAGAATTGGAGAACAGACAATTTGTCATAGAAATTTTGATGGAAAATTATTCCCACCAAAAGTTCGTTATACAGTTGATGTACGACCATTTTTGAAAGACGTTCTCCGAGAATTAACTGACATTTTTTCAGGTCAAAAATTAAGTTTAGAATATTTGAACTTTGACCTAAACAAGTGAATATTTAATAAAACAGACGAACGAAAAAATACAATATGAACAAGAATTTTGATTACTTAGGAACAACATTTCAAATACAGCTTTTAAACCAAATTGTCGTCGATAAAGAATTTTCGGCGTCGATTATGGACGTAATCGAGAGTTCATATTTTGACAACAAATACTTCAAGATTATCTTGCAAATGATTAAGGAGTATCACGTAAAGTACCAATCAACACCAAATTTTGACACACTCGAACAGATTGTTAAATCTGAGATTTCACAAGAGTTAGTTGCAAAAATTGTCCTTGACACTATCAAACAAGTGAAAGACGCACCATTTGAAGGAACTCAGTTCGTTCAAGAGAAAGCGTTGAAGTTCTGTAAACAACAAGAACTTCAGAAGGCGATGGACAAAGCCCAAAAAATCATTACGGAAGGTGACTTCGAATCTTATGATAAGGTTGAAGGTTTGGTCCGTGAAGCACTTCAGGTTGGGGAAAGAGATACAGGTACAACTGATATCTTCTCTAATCTTGACACAGTTCTTGATGAAGATTTCCGTCATCCAATTG